GCGCTGGAGCGCGCCAGCGAGGCGGTGCAGCCTGCCACCGAGGGAGACGGGCCGGACGAGAGCACGGTGGCCTTCGTGGCTGTGCGCGACCCACAGGCCGTGGCGCTGGAGAACGCGGCCACCCTCGAGCAGCGTCGGGACGACGCAGCCGCCGAGTCGGGTGGGATGGCACCGGGACCATGGCACATCGAGGAGAACAACACCGGGCGCTGGATCGGCACCCGGCAGTTCGAGGACTACGAGACGGCTGTGGCCGCCTGTCGCGAGGCCAACTCCTCACCCGCGGGCTCGGGCGGACGCTACGGGATCTACGGCACGAACGGGGTGCGTGCCTGATGAAGGTGTCAGACTACGTGGTCGACGTGCGCACGGCGGCGCTGGTCAAGGTGGTGAAGGCGTTCACCCTGGCCGAGGACATCGAGGCCCGGACCGCCCGCTCGGTCAACAACGCGGCCAGCGCGATCCGGGCTCTGGCGGAGGCCGGTGAGATCAGGGCGGCCGGTGAGCTGGCCGAGCGGCTCGGGAAGATGGCCGACAACCTCGCGGTCGACGAGCCGGCGCTGGACTGGGCACGGCTGGTCTCCAAGCACTGCGACGCGGTGGCCCGCTCGACCGGCCCGAGGAGGAGTGCCTGATGCCCACGCTGACGATCGGGCAGGCCAGTGACGTGGTGACCGTGCTCGAGGCGATCACCGGCGCCTGCCAGGACCGGGACCGGATCCTCGACGCCGCCCTGCGGTTGCGTACGCAGGCTGGCACGAAGCTGCTGGTCAGCCCCGAGCACATCATCAAGGGCGCTCCGCTGGACGCCTCGGTGGAGATGCTGGTCGATAGCTGGGTCGGCTGGGGTGACGACCCGATTTTCGAGGAACCGCTGCGCTCGGTCGTGGATGTCGAGACGCACGGGAGGACGTGATGACGTCGACCTGGGCGCTGGCTCTTGCCATGGTGTTCATCATCGGCACGGTGGTGATGTGGCTCTACACGAGCACGCGTAAGGCATGGCTCGGCCTGACCGGCGGAGCTATGGTGGGGTTTGGCTTCGGCGGGCTGTTCGCACTTGGTCTGCGGACACTGCTCAGCTAGCCACTCCACAGGGGAGGCCCGGTTCCAAGGTGAGGGAGCCGGGCCTCTTCGTATGTCTTCCGCGGGTTCTCTATCTCTATTTCTATTGCTGGGGACCCCTATAGGGTCCCCAGCAATAGAAATAGAGCAATAGAGAAACCGCAGGTCAGGGCAGGTAAGCAGTTGCTCACCACCCTTGGGGCGCCAGAGGCGCTCCGCAATAGAAACAGACGCCTTCCGACGAGCCCACTCAGGACGTAGTACGCTTCCGATCCGTGGCCTCCGGAACTGCGATCGACTCCCCGGCACTGCCGTGCCCGGAGTGCAGGCAGGCCGGGCGTGGGGGCAAGGCCAGGATCGGCAACCGGCGCAACCGGTGCACCACCTGCAACAACTTCGCCCAGAACGTGATGCGCCTGACGCGTGCCCGGCTCAAGGCCGCGCACGAGCAGGAGTACTTCTCCATCCGCATGGCCGTGGAGCTCGACCTCTATCCACAGGTGATGGAGGACTGGCTGGAGGCCAACCCCGCGGTAGCCGACGAGCTGGAGATGCGGGGGCCGACCACGTGACCAGAGTCGTGATGATGGCCGTCCCGTGGGACCAGGGCCGGGTCCGCAACGTCAAGGCAGTCAAGGACGCGGTGCCCGACCTCGAGGTGGTCTGGGACCAGAGCCACGATGCGTGGGACACCTACCTGCGCACGCTCGAGCACATGGGCTCGGACCCAGCCGTCATGCTCGAGGACGACATCATCCTGACCAGCGACTGGCGCTCCAAGGTGGAGGCCGAGATAGCCCAGCGGCCCGACGACGTGATCCAGTTCTTCTCGATGCGCCAGGCTGACCTCGAGGTGGGCAGCCGCTGGGAGCCGGGACGGACCTTCCTCGGCAACCTGTGCTGGTACCTGCCGGCATTCTTCGCGGCCGAGCTGCGCCGCTTCTTCGACGACTGGGGCCCCAAGCTGGACGGGACGCACCCGACTGGGACCGACCTCGCCGTGGCCGACTGCCTCATGAGGTCCGGCCGCAAGTACTGGCTGGTCTGCCCGAACCTCGTCGATCATGCTCCCGGACCCTCGATGATCAACCCACGCCGTCCACCTCGAGCGAGCAGGAGCTTCGTGCCGTGACACCTCACACCACCTACGCAGCCGAGATGGTCAGCAAGGACGACCTCATCTGGTGGCTAGACCTCGCGCCCACGCTGCCGTGGCACTTCGCCTCGACCATGCCGGACGCCCCGCACTCCTACGTGGTGCGTGGGAAGACCCTCGGTGAGGAGGACTTCCTGCGGGCGGTGCGCGTCATCCGCACCTTCGGCCAGCCGGGCAAGTTCTACCGCCGGGTGAACGTGTACCTGACGGCGAACGACACGAAGTGGTGGACGATGGGCGACACGCTCGACGGCACGATCATCATCAACCAGGCCCACACCTCGGTGACCTACGGGAGGCAGGACGCGGTGCGTACGGCCTCCGGCCGCTTCAGCGTCTACGACTCGCTGGCCACGGCATACGACCACCGGTACACCACCGAGGAGGACCTGAAGGAGAACGCGACGGTCCGCAAGCTGCTGGTCTCCCTGTTCGGCGCCTACGCCCCGAAGACCCTCGACGTCGGCGCCGGGACCGGGCTGCTGCTGGACCTGAAGATCACCCCGCCGTCCCTGTTCGTAGGCCTCGACCCGAGCCAGGGCATGCTGAATGAGCTGGTGCGCAAGCACCCCGAGGTCTCCAACCTCATCCCGGCCACCTTCGAGGACGCCTTCGAGCAGCTGCAGGGCCAGCGCTTCGACCTGGTGGCCTCGCTGTTCGGCTCCCCGAGCTACATCGAGCCGGCCTACATCCGCAAGATGCCAGACCTGCTGAGCGCCGGCGGGGCCCTCGTGCTGATGCACTACCGGCAGGGCTACCTGCCCAGCTACGAGGAGGACGACGCCGAGCTGATGGCCCGTACGGCGGACAGCCGGGAAGCAGCCCTCGAGCTGGAGTGCGGCGGGCGAACCGACCGCTACCGGCTCAACAACTTCGTGGTGACGGTGTGCCGTGGCTAGTGCCGTCCTCGAACCTCCGGCCCGGGTGCCCGACCCGATCTTCACCGGCCGCGCCCGGCCGCACTACTTCCTGCCCGGCAACGTCTTCGACGCGGCGCTGAACCGGATCCGCTGGCTCTTCGACGAGTTCGACAACCACGTGTCGGTGAGCACGTCCGGTGGCAAGGACTCCACCGTCGTCACCGAGCTCACCCTCATCGTGGCCCGTGAGCGCGGGCTGACCCCGATCAAGGCGCACTTCCTCGACCAGGAGGCCGAGTACCAGGCCACCATCGACTACCTGCGTCGCCTCAAGGACCGGCCCGACGTCGACCTCGACTGGTACCAGATCCCGTTCCGGCTCTTCAACGCGACCAGCCACACCAACCAGTGGACCCACGTGTGGGACGAGAACCTGTCTGACGAGCAGTGGCTGCGGCCCAAGGAGCCGGACTCGATCCACGTCAACGACTTCTTCAAGGGTCGGGGCAAGGCCCGCCGGCAGGTGGATCGGTTCAAGGAGGTCCTGCACGAGATGAACGTGCGGGACGGCGGGGCGATCCTGACCGGCATGCGTTGTGAGGAGAGCCCCACCCGGCGCGTGTTCATGACCAGCGTGCCCTCGTACAAGTGGGCGACGTGGTGCTCCGGCGGCGGCAAGGACGGCAAGGGGCCCTACCTGTTCCACCCGATCTACGACTGGTCCTACCGCGACGTGTGGAAGGCGATCAACGAGCACGAGTGGGACTACAACACCTACTACGACGCGATGTTCCAGCGCGGCATCCGGACCCGCTCGATGCGCGTCTCCAGCTTCCACCACGAGCAGAGCCAGGGCGCGTTGCACACCCTGCAGGAGATCGAGCCCGAGACGTGGGAGCGGGCGGTGGCTCGGTTCCCCGGAGTCAACACCTTCAACAAGGTGGGCGAGGACATCTACGAGCAGTACACCAACGGCAAGCTGCCGTACATGTTCTCCACGTGGGTGGAGTACCTGGACTACCTGATCGAGCACCTCGTCGACGGCGACGACAACCGGTCCAAGTTCTACAAGATGTGGGCCAACGCCGAGCATGTGCTGCCCTACGTGCCCCGCCGGGAGATCGTGCGGCAGGTGCTGTACATGGTGATCTTCAACGACGTCTACGGCTCGAACATGAACACGTGGATCAGCAGCCAGAAGCACCCGGGCAAGAAGCGCGAGTGGGCCCAGTGGAAGGCGGACCAGCAGCGCAAGGGCACCTGGGCCGCCATCGAGCGCGAGGAGGCAGGACGTCATGAGTAGGGCGACGCGCAAGGTCGAGACCACCGAGGGCACGGCGATCACCGGCAACTCCGGCAACGCCACCGGCGTGCGGGACCCGGAGGTGGAGGCGCTGGTGGCGGAGGTGAACGCCACCATCGCGGCCGCCGAGGAGCGGCTGCCGTGGTCGGGCACCCACCCGGTAGGCAAGGTGCGCTGGATCCACATCGACGACGTGCAGGCCAACGACTACAACCCCAACTCCGTCGCCCACCACGAGATGCGCCTGCTGCACACCTCGATCAGCGAGGACGGCTACACGATGCCGGTCGTGGCGATCTGGGACCCGGATGCCAACGGCGGGAAGGGCAAGGCGATCATCGTCGACGGCTTCCACCGCTACACCACGATGCGCCGCTACCAGGACATCTACGACTCCACGGGCGGCTACCTGCCGGTGGCCATCATCGACAAGCCGATTGCCGACCGGATGGCCTCCACGGTGCGCCACAACCGGGCGCGTGGCCGGCACTCGATCAACGGCATGGGCAACATGGTGTTCCAGCTGCTCACCGAGGGCGAGACCGACGAGACCATCTGCGCGAAGCTGGGTATGGAGGCAGAGGAGCTGGCCCGGCTCAAGCACATCACCGGCTACTCCAAGCTCTACGCGGACGTGGAGTACTCCCAGCCGGTGCTGACCACCAGCCAGCTCAGGGCCAAGGCCGACTACAAGAAGGAGCACCCGGATGAGCCCGTCCCCTCGAACTTCTGAGGCCACTGCCAAGACCAAGGCGGCACGCAAGCGCAAGGCGGTCAAGAAGGCCATCGGTGCCAACGGCTGGGCCGAGCCGGTCATGCTCGCCCTCGACGCGGTGGTGCCGTACTGGCGCAACCCGCGTCGGATCAGCGACGAGGCGGTCAACGCGCTGGTCACCTCGATCCAGACCTACGGCTACTCCCAGCCGATCGTGGTGGACGAGGCCAACGTCATCATCATCGGCCACACCCGGTACACCGCCCTGCGACGGATGGGCGTCAAGTCGGCGCCGGTCGTGGTGGCCAAGGGCCTGACCGCGAACCAGGTCAAGGAGCTGCGTGTCCTTGACAACCGCACCGGGGAGTTCACGTCGTGGGACTTCGACAACCTGTCCGAGGAGCTGCAGGGGCTGAACCTCGCGCTGATGCGCGCGTTCTTCCCCGAGGTCGGCTCGATCAAGGACGATGGACCTGGGCCCACCGAGGACACCGGACCGGACCCGAGCGCGTGGGACGAGGTGGACCGCACCGCAGAGTTCATCTGTCCCTCGTGCTTCCACAGCTGGGAGATGGAAGTCACCAAGGCGGCTGTCATGGCCGGGAAGCTGGAGGTCAAGGCATGAGCGAGACCGTGAGCGTGGAGCTGCCGCCCACCAAGGTGCTGCCGATCGAGAAGGTGCAGCCGTACTTCCGCAACCCGAGGCGGATCCCGAACGAGGCCGTGGAGGCGGTGGCCGAGTCGATCCGTCGCTATGGCTACCAGCAGCCCATCGTGGTCGACAAGGACGATGTGATCATCGTCGGGCACACCCGGCTGCAGGCGCTCCAGCGGCTCGGCTGGAAGGAGGTGCCGGTCTACGTCTCCGACCTGCCAGAGGACAAGGCCCGCGAGTACCGCCTCGTGGACAACCGCACCTCGGAGATGACCGACTGGGACCACGAGACGCTGGTCATGGAGCTGCGCGAGTTCGAGACCTCGCTGCTGTCCCAGTTCTTCCCCGACGTGGACCTCGAGGTCGGCCAGATCGACGATGCTGTCAGCCAGCAGAACGTCGACGACGCCTCGAGGAAGGTCACCTCCGTCACCGAGGCCGACAAGGCGAATACCCACACCACCCAGGTCGTCTGCCCGGCGTGCTTCCACACCTTCGAGGTGCGGACCCGCTCGCTGCCGGGCCTGAGCCACGACGACCTCGACGAGCTGGCGTACGACGATGCCTCGGCGGCGCAGTGAGCTAGGCGACGAGGTCGTCAAGGTCATCGACGAGACCCCGGCGGCCAAGCGTCGCCGGGAGCTGCACCAGGCTCGTCGAGCCGAGGCGCTCACGCTCCTGCTCGCCGGCATGTCCTTCGAGCAGGTCGGGGACCGACTCGGGATCACCAAGCAGGCCGCGCGTGACATGGTGCACCGCAGCCTGGACGTCGCGGAGTCCCGCGCCGTCGACGAGATGCGCGAGCTGGAGAACGCCCGCCTGGACCGGGCCCAGACCGCGATCTGGACCAAGGTGCTCAACGGTGACTTGAAGGCCCTCGACGCGTTCCTGAAGATCAGCCAGCGTCGGGCACGGCTCAACGGCCTCGACGCTCCGACAAAGATCGACCTCAAGATCGGCATCCGTGCTGAGATGGAGGCGGCTCTGTCGGAGCTGGAGAACGTGGTGCTTGGGGAGGTGATCTCTCGCAGTGACGAGGACTCCGATGCCGAGCGAGCCTGACGACCAGCATCGCCGCGACGAGTTCTGGGCGAACTGGGAGCGAGAGCTGGCGATTCTCGACGGCCTGCAGGACGAGCTGTGGCACCGGGCCACCTCGGGTCATGGCGAGGTGGCCGTGGACCTGTGGATCCGGGCCAGCCGGGTCAAGGCGAAGCTGCTTGGGCTGCTCGACGCTGAGGAGGCGGGATGACCGCCACGCTGCTGGGCACGCCGACGCTGCCTGACGACCCCGAGGAGGTCAAGGCACTCATCGAGTCGCTGCGCAAGAGCGCGGAGGAGGCCAGCACCGAGGAGGACGCCCGCGCGCTCATCAGCCGTATCGCCTCGATCACCCGCCAGTTCCGCATTGCGCACGGCATCGGCATCCCCAACCGGCCGGACCTGCAGGCCAAGGAGCTCGACCCGGGCTTCACCTCGCGTCCGCACCTGCACCACCTCGGCACGCGCATCGCGGCCGCCGTGCGGGAGGTGGAGCGGGGTCACAACCAGCACATGGTCATCTCGATGCCGCCGCGCTCTGGCAAGACCACGCTCACCTCGATCCACTCGCCGCTGTGGATGCTGCGCCGCCACCCCGAGTGGAAGATCGTCTCGGCGTCCTACGACGGAGACCTGACCGCCGGCTGGGCACGGTCCATCCGCACCACCATTGAGGAGCGCCCGGACCTGGGCATCGCCCTGCGCGCGGACGGCGGCGCCGGTGGCAAGTGGGAGACCGTCGAGGGCGGCGGCATGTTCTCCACCTCGATCCGTGGGTCACTGACCGGTCGTGGCGCTCGCGTGCTGATCATCGACGACCCGATCAAGGACTTCGTGGAGGCGCACTCGCTGCTGATGCGCCAGAACCTGTGGGACTGGTGGCTGTCGGTGGCCCTGACCCGCCTCGAGCCGCCCTATCTCGTCATCGTCGTGATGACCCGCTGGCACGAGGACGACTTCGTGGGCAGGCTGCTGTCCCCCGAGCACGAGGGCGACCCGCGCCAGTGGGAGAAGATCTCCCTGCCCGCGCTGGCGGAGAAGGATGACGTGCTGGGGCGCAGCGAGGGCCAGCCGCTGCTCTCGCCCATCTTCGAGGAGACGCCGACCAAGGCGGTCGAGCGCTGGGAGGACGTGCGTCGCAGCGTCGGCACCTACACGTTCTCGGCCATGTACCAGCAGCGGCCGGCGCCCGCCAAGGGTGCGATCTTCGACTCCGGCTGGTGGCGGTTCTGGACGATGAACCCGGACCTGACGACCGAGGACGGGCGGGTGGTCTACCTCGACCCCTCGGCCCTGACGGGCGGGACCTGGTTGGACAGCTGGGACTGCGCGTTCAAGTCCACGCACCCGGACACCGGTGGCTGGGTGGTCGGGCAGCGTTGGGTGCGCAACGCGGCCAACCGCTACCTCATCAGCCAGCAGCGCGGGCGCTGGTCGTTCACGCAGACGATCACGGCGATGCTGCAGTGGGCGATCACCAACGACCCGGCGCGCAGCCGGTGCGGTCACCTCGTGCACAAGCGGATCATCGAGGAGGCGGCGAACGGGGCAGCCGTCATCGACACCCTCAAGGAGCAGATCAGCGGCCTGACGCCGATCACCGCCTCCATCGGCAAGGTGGCCCGTGCGCGCATCTGCACACCGGAGATCGAGAGCGGCAACGTCTACCTGCCGCACCCCTCCGACCCGGGCAATGAGTGGGTGACAGACCTGTTGTCCGAGCTGCGCAACTTCCCGAACGACACGGCCGACGACCAGGTGGATGCGCTCACCCAAGGGCTGCTCGGCCTGCGTGACGCGGGCAAGGGTGGGATCTCCAACCCGAACCGGATGAGCCAGAACCGCCCGCAGTGGCAGCAGCCACGCGACCTCGCACGGGCGGCGGCCTCGGACATGAACCGCCGGCGGGGCGGCTACGGCGGCCCTTCGCGTATGCCGACGATCCCGCGCCGATGAGCCCTCGCGCGCAATTCGCGCGTAATGCGGCTGCTGTCAGTGTGTTCCCTAAGTGTGACGTAGATCACACTCTCTGACCTGCGACAGGGCAACAGTCTCTGCCCTGTGTGGTACACTTGTACCACAAGAGAACAGCGGACTGACTGACTTTCTTCCTCGCTCCGTCATCGTGCGGCTCAGCCGCTCGTCGTCTGAGCCACGCGATGTCTGTCTCACACAAGGTGGGGCAGCCAGAGAGAGGACGACAAAATGCCTTCAACGACCAAGCTCCGCAGGCAGCACGCTCGCCAGGCGGCGATGATCGAGATAGCCGAGCACGGGCTCCTCATCGCGGTCAATCCCAAGAACGGGCTCCTCGAGTACCACCTGCCGTGGTACGACGGCTCGGCAGCCTGCGGGGCTGACGCCACCCAGGAGCCCCGGATGACGCCGACCAGGGCGCTCAACCGCCTCACGGCCGAGCGGGTATGCCGCGACTGCCGGAGCAAGTATGAGCGGCACGACGGCGGCGCGCAGGTTGCCGAGCACATCCGGCGCCTCATCGCCTGGGCGGCAACCTACCGACCCGCCACTCGCTGATCCGAGCACGCGGACAGCATCCGTCTCCCTGCGGGACGGATGTTGTCCGGGCCGCTCGGCCCATCCCATTGAGAGAGGGAACGACATGACCAAGCACGACATCATTCCGGCGCACGAGACCCACCTGTCCACTGGGTTCTACGCCTTGCTGGAGGGCTGCACGGCAGTGCGCAAGGAGTTCTACGAGCAGGGGCAGTACACCGTCCGCACCCACTACCAGCCCACTGAGTGGGCCCACGAGGAGAGTGACAAGACGTACTGGGACGGGCTCGACCCGCGCGGTGGCGTCTGCCCCGAGTGCTTCATGCACATCACGGCCTCTGGCGCGTGCAGCATCGACTGCCCCGAGGCGGCTGCAAGGACGTGGCGAGCATGACCGGCGAGGCGTGGCCCGCTGACAAGCAGGTGTTCGCCCGCAAGGTTCAGACCTCGCGGAACGAGCGGTCCTGCGACTGCCTCGACTGCGACTCCCTCATCAGGGTCGGCCAGGACTACCTGCTCGACGAGCTCGGCTGGGCCAAGACCCCGTTGTGGGCACGGCGTCGTCGTCACCTCGGGTGCGCGCCGGCGTTCCGCGCCGATGCCCGCGAGCAGCTGGAGCGTGACCTGGACGCGCGTCGCGCTGCTGGTGACTTCGACGGCTATCTCGGGGATCGGGGTCTGCTGTGAGCACGCTCGCCACTCATGCCCAGCAACAGGCTGCCGTCGAGGTGGCCTTCAGGTG